GTATGGGAGATCAGGGCTTTCACCTTCTGCGTAATGATCATAGGCACAGGGCAGGCCAACTTCCTCTATCATGGTTACGATCTCATCATAAGTCATGGATTTCACCACCCATCAGGATTTGAGCCTGCGCTCAAGCTCCTTTTCCATGAATTCGTTACCAGCCTCTTCAGACGGTGCGAGATGAGGAATAGCAGCTACACGGCCACCGCCGCGTTTAGCGTGACCATGCTCCAGAAGATGTGCCAACATGTATCTGTTCGGGGAATGAACGACAGTTTCGAGCTTCGTGGAAGTCTCCAAAACAGTTTTTACACGCCAACTTTTGGCGTATTTCCCGGTTTTCTTCGGAGCAGTGTCTTTGATTTGCTTTCGCACCATTGTCCCGGTCTCGCGGGTGACCTCCTTGGTCACTGTTGTGACCTCGTCTGTGTATTCCTGGAGGATGTCCCGCACAGCGCTGGCAAACTGGTCGATTTGAATTTTGCTCGAACTCATTTGCTTGCCTCCTGGAATTTGCACTGAATGATGATGGTCTCTGCCTGATAGTTCATCATGTCAACAGCGACGATATCGTATATGTCTCCATTGAAGATCACTCGATACTTGTCGCTTGTCAGACCTTGTACCTCCGAACAGTATCTGACCTCGAAATTGATGGTTTGCTCTCGCTTTGTCGTTGCCTCACCCTGTTCTTCTTTGTCATGCTCATACGTGCTGGCGTAAGTGCTGCATTTATAGTAGTCAACCCACGCGTTTGTATGGTTCTTATACTTGTCGGTGACAATGGTGTTCTTCTGGATTGTGATGCGCTTATTGAATCGCGCTATCTTCCTTTTCATCAGAAACCACCCTCCCGGACAAAGCAGAGCAAATTGCGCAATGTAATCGCCAGATCATTATGATCGGCGTCCTCGCGGTGCTCGAACAGATAGCCAACCGTATATAGGATTGCTGTTTTGAGGACAGCACGCTTTCCGATCAGCTCTCTGCTGTCTTGCTCTGTGGGCTCTGCGATAACCTCTGCCCAGGCTTCATCTGTCAGCCTACCGACATCCGCGCAGTATTGTTCGGCGGTAGCGAGGAAGCTATTGATAAGTGTTTCCTCGTCCGCCGAATCAACGCGCAGATATGTTTTCGCCTCGTCCAGCGTAACAAGCGCCATATCAATAGCCTCCCCTCGTTATCATGCAGAAGGCTCGACGATGCGCAGCTTGTATGTGGTCTCGGCATAGCCATCAGCCCACAGCGTGAAGCTGTCCACCGACTTCTGGGTGTTATCTCCGGCCAGCACCAGATCAGCCGCAACCCAACGGACGAAGTAACCAGCGCCAAGGCTGCAGCTGGTAGCCTCGGAAACGTCCTCGGCAGTCAGCAGCTTGCCGTTGTACTTCAGACCGGTAATGGGAGAGATGCCGGCATTGACGCCAATGCCCAGCCACTTGTGGACGCCCCAGCCGTTGCCACCGTCGAAGTCCTTCAGTTCGGACACCTTCTTGTCCAGTGTGATGGTGATCACGCCGTTGCTCTCGGCCACAGACGAGATATGCTCTGTGTTGTCCTGCCTGTCGGCATGGCCTGCCACACTATCGCTCACGTCCTTGGTGACGGTCATGGAGAAGGCGTCGCCAACCATCAGGCCGGCATTCTTCAGCTTGGTGATCAGGCTGTTCAGCGTGGTGCGCACCTTCGCCACAGAGTCGCTCTGGACAACATCAGTGCTCATGTTCTCCAACAGACCGCCGCCGTTGTCACCGTCAAATACCAACTTGCCGCCGACATGGGTGACGTCGCCGCCAGGTTCGGTGTAGTTTTTCACATTGAAGCTCATGTTTTATCCTCCTCGTCCTTGAAAGAATATCGAGGGCTGTTTCTGCGAATGAAACAGCCCTCTGTATCATCAGGAGATAGTGGTGCTCAGCTTGCGCACCGCTTCGGGCAGGATCAGCTTGCCATCCACGCGCTCGGTGACCAGGAAGCCAACCTGACCGTTGACGGCGAACAGCTCATTAAGAGCCTTGATGGTCATGCCCTTGCGCTCGGCGATGTAGTACCAGGAGAAGTCACCGAACAGCAGCGGCACATAGGTGCCGGCGGTGGCACCGAGAACCGGGTATTCGGGAGAGGTCTCCACGGGATAGCCCATCAGCCTGTCGGGCTGGCCCTGGGTGAGCGCGGGCTGCCACATGTAGATGCCGTTGCCATCCTTCAGCTTGCGGATGCCAGCCAGGGTAGCATCGTTGGTCATGAACACGGCGCGCTTGCGGTAGGGCGCTTTCAGGTCGTAGATCAGGTTGATGATGTCATCAGCCTTGATCGTGCCGGGGGTGGCGCAGGTCAGGAGACCGGTCGCGTCAGTGATGACGCCAGTGGGACGATCATCCTGAGGATCGACGCCGGTTCCGGTGATGAATGCCGCTTCCTCGGCGACACCGATGGCGCGGGTCAGAGCACGCTGGATATAAGCCTCGATGTTGAAGGCAGAATCATTCAGCAGCTCCTCGGTGGCCTTGATGATGGCACCGAGCTTGTGGTGGGACAGGGTAACCTGACCGAAGGAGACATCAGTCTGGGAATAGGCGGCTTTTTCGTCCGTCCAGGTAGCGACAGCATCATCGCCGGCGGACGGGATCTTCAAGGTCCCGGAGCTGGTGTTGATGGTCGTGGCCAGGCGGCGCATGACGCCATCTTCCTTCAGACCTTCGATGATCATGTTGGCGAACTCGTCGGGAACAGTGTAGCCGCCATCAGCAGCCACGCCGACGGACAGAACGTCGGCAGTGTTCTTGAACTTGCCGCGCATCCCGTCGAAGAAGCTCTTGTGGTACTCCTTGGAGGCGGTGGTCATGCGCTCGGCTCCTTCACCAGCGCCAGCACCGGGGCGGTGGATGATGGGAGTGCCGATGGGCTGCTTCATGGAATTCTCCATGTCCTCCAGCCGCTGCTGGCGCTCGATCTGGGCGGTCAGATTCTTGATGTCATTCTCCATGCGCTCGTAGGTCTGCGCATCTTCGGCGCTCATGGTGCCGTTCTCCTGGGTGTGAGTATCCAGGAACTTCTTGGCCTCCTCCCATGCGGAGGCACGCTTGTTGTACAGCTCGTTGATGGTCATTGATTTTTCCTCCTTAGAAGTTTTTCTTGATCTCGTTCAGTCGGTCGTAATACGCCTTGACATCTACGGAGTTCTCAGTATCCTGTTCGGGGTCGGGCTCAGGATCCACGTGGTACGCAGCTGTGAGCTTGTTGGTGACGCTGGCGACATAGTTCCTGGTGCTGTAGTCAGCAGCCGCAGGAGCGCTGTCCTTCTCGCCATCCATGTATGCGATCTTGTCCGCAAAGCCAAGCTCCACGGCCTTTCGCGCATTCATCCAGGTCTCATCCTCCATCAGCCTGGCCAGCTTCTGCCTGGACATACCAGTCTTGATCTGGTAGGCGTTGATGATAGATTCCCTGACCTCGTTGAGGATGTCGATTGCCTTCTGCATCTCATTGTGATCACCAAAGGCGATGGTGGCAGGATTGTGGATCATGATCATGCCGGCGGGAGAGATAAAAACATCCGTTCCAGCCATTGCGATTACGGATGCCGCAGAAGCCGCAAGAGAATCAATCATCACTTTGATGCGCCCCTTGTGCTCCATCAGCATGTTGTATATCTGGGCGGCTGCGAATACATCACCGCCGGGGCTGTTGATCCACACTTCGATGTCTCCAGGATGGCTTTCCAGTTCCTGCCTAAACTGTTCCGGGGTGACTTCGTCGCCCCACCAGGTATCCTCGGAGATCGGGCCGTTGAGGTACAACCGATTGGATTCTTCACCGCCATCGTTGGTTACCTTCGCCCAATTCCAGAACTGTTTCATTCTGGATTCCTCCTTTCTCTACGTTTTGCGGGCGTCATCACTTCATTCCGACGCCCCCTTCCTTGCCTGAGTAATGGGTATCATGTTGCCGTTGACCAGGTAGTCATCGCCGCCTTGATCTGCGGGAATCCTGTCCATGTTCTCCAGCTCTCGGATGTCATTTGCGGACATCCACCCATTCTGGCGTCCGACAGCGTAGCCGTTCATGCGGGACTGATAATCACCGCGCAGAAGGCCGTCCACGTTGAATTTGATGAATACCTTTCCCTTTTCGGCTGGCTGCAAGAGGGAGCGACACATGGACTGCTCCCAGCGGCTCACCCAGGGATTGAGCGTATACTTCACAAATTCAAGGGATTGCTGCTCGATATTAGAAAAGCTCGACTTTTCCAGGTCGCCGACCATGTGCGGCGGTATGCGGAACAGGCGGGCAATTTCATCGATTTGGAACTTGCGCGTTTCAAGGAACTGCGCCTGTTCCGGCGAAATGGAGATAGGCGTAAATTTCATGCCCTGCTCCAAAATGGCAACGTTCTGCGCGTTGGAGCTGCCACCAAATCCTTTGCGCCAGCTCTCGCGCACCTTTTCGTGGTCTTTGATAACGCCGGGGTATTCCAGGATGCCGCCGGGAGTGGCATTGTTCGAGAAAAACTTTGCTCCATATTCCTCCGCGGCGATGCTCATGCCGATGGCGTTCTTTGCCATCGCAATCGGCGAATATCCAACCAGGCCGTCGAAGCCCAGGCCGGGAACGTGCAGCACCTCATAAGGCGAAAGCTTCACTGTGCCTTTCTTCAACTTGACACCGTCCTCGGTATACACCTGGTATTGATAATAGAGATTGCCGGCGCTGTCCCTGTCAACCTGCATACGATCAGGCATGAGAGGGTACAAACCGAGGACTTCGCCCTTGCCGTTGCGGATAATCTGACTGTAGGCGTTTCCCCACAGAAGCAGATGCGTCATAAGCGTCTCACGGAAGATGAACGATGTCATCTCCGGGTTCGGCTCGTCGTGCAACAGCTTGTAAAGCGGATGTTCAAAAGCCATCTCCTTGCCTCCGTCTTTGTACTTGTAGACGTGCAGCGGAAGATCGGCGATGGTTTCCGCGAGGATGCGGACACAGGCATACACGGCTGTGATCTGCATCGAGGTTTTCTGCGTCACCGTCTTTCCAGAATTGGACATCCCCTGAAAAAACCAGTAAGCGCTGCCATTGGTAGTGTTTTCCATGGGCTTGTCACGAGCCCGGAAGATGGAGGACAGGATTCCCATATTCACTCACCCCTTAAATAAACATGATGCCATGATCGTCATATACGCTCGTCTGCGGGTTGTTCCCGTTGACCAGCGCACGATCAAGAGCCATGATCGTTGCGATAACGCCATCGATCTTCTCTGTGCTCTTTTCTTTATCTGCTTTTATGTTACCGGAAGGGTCGGTTCTGACAACGACGTTGTCCATCATCCATTGCAGGACTGGATTCCCGCCATGAGCAATCTTGCGTTCCAGCGTCAGCTTGAATAGCTCCCTGGTCGGCGGCGTCATGTTCTTGAAACCTTGACCGAAAGGCACTACTGTAAAGCCCATACCTTCAAGGTTCTGTACCATTTGGGTCGCTCCCCATCGGTCAAAAGCTATCTCGTTGATGTTATACAGTTCGCCCAGGTTCTCGATGAATTTCTCGATGTATCCGTAATGCACGACATTGCCTTCCGTGGTAATCAAGAATCCTTGCTTTTCCCACACATCATATGGGACATGATCACGCCGGACACGTTTTTCGAGGTTTTCTTCTGGTATCCAGAAAAATGGCAAAATGATGAATCTGTCTTCTTCATCCAGCGGAGGGAATACCAAAACAAATGCCGTGATGTCTGTCGTACTGGAAAGGTCAAGCCCGCCGTAGCAAATTCGACCTTCCAACTCGTCAGGGTTTACAGGGAAAGCACAGGCGTCCCATTCTGCCATCGGCATCCACCGCACAGCCTGTTTCACCCACTGGTTCAGACGAAGCTGGCGAAACACATTCTCCTCCGCAGGATTCTGCTTTGCGCTTTCGCATGCAGCTTCCACCTTGTCGATGGTTATGGTCTCACCCAGCGATGGGTTTGCGCGTTTCCATGTCTCCGGGTCCGTCCAGTCATCATTATCAGCCGCACCATAGATACACGGATAGAAAGTCGGGTCAACTTTCCTTCCGGCGAGGATATCCAGTGCTTTCTGATGCTGCTCATAGCAAATGGAATGTGTGTCTGTGCCCGCCGTTGTGATCAGGAAGTATAGCGGCTGCGTCCTGGCATCGCCGGAGCCTTTTGTCATTACATCGAAAAGGTTACGGTTCTGCTGGGCGTGAAGCTCGTCAAAAACGACACCATGCACATTGAATCCGTGTTTGGAATATGCCTCGGCAGAAAGCACCTGGTAAAAGCTATTCCTTGGCAGGAATGTGATGCGCTTCGAGGACTTATTGACTTTGCAGTATTTTGACAGCGTCGGAGAATTCTCGATCATAGCCGCAGCCACATCAAAAACGATGGTGGCCTGCTGCCGATCAGCAGCACAGCCGTATATTTCTGCGCCGTCTTCAAAGTCGCCGCAAAGGAGCAGGATGGCAACTGCCGCCGCCAGTTCCGATTTTCCGTTTTTCTTTGGAATCTCAATGTATGCGGTATTGAATTGCCGGTAGCCGTTTGCCTTGAGCGTACCAAACACATCACGGATGATGCGTTCCTGCCATGGCATGAGATAAAAAGGCTTTCCAGCCCACCGGCCTTTTGTGTGTGACAGGCATTGAATGAAATTGACAGCATGATCTGCCGCCTTTTCACTGTACCTGCTGGTTTTCAACATGAACCGGGTGGGCTTGTAGTCTACCATCCTTCGCGCCCACCTTTCAGAAGCGATTCCATGCTGTTTTTCGGCATTCCCTCATAAGGCGTCAGGCTATTCTCTTTTACAATACTGAAAATCTCATACCAGATGATGTTAGCTTGCTTCTGGTACTGCAACTCCATGGACACAAAAGGGCTTGTTGTTGCCAGCTTTGTTGTTGGATGCTTGCCTATAAGTCCATACTTGCTCAGTGCTTCAGAGCATTGAATGTACCTCGCAAACGCCTCGGAATAGCTTTCGACCTGTCGCGGGTTTACCAGAGTATCACAGCCTCGCGCCTTGAGCCATGCCATCGTTTCCTTGTAGATGGCGTCAGCACCCAGCGGCTCGCCATTGTGCTGCTTCGCGGATAGGTAGGCGCTCGGTTCTGGGATATCGGCTCCCTCAAGATCAGCGCCTTCCGGCAGCTCTCCAGCGCCTATGGGTGTTACTGGAAACGCCATCACCTCTGCTGGACGTCCATTGAGGGCCTTTTCAGCCAGCCCATCCTTTGACGGACCAGAGCGAGGACGTCTGCCGCCCCTGTTGGTGCCGTCCTTCGACATATTTTCACCTTCTTCTTACGGTCAGCGGGGGTAATCCCCTGTTTGAACCTCAAAAAATGTTTTCGAGACTGGCCGCCGGTCTGTAGGAGAAGGG